CTCAATATTCCTGAAGTAACGAATGTTCATGTATATGACGTATTAACATACTATATTTTAGAATTAAACAGGATGCTTGAATATTTAGCCACTTATAGAATTAGCGTTGTGCGAGAACTATTAGATGCCATAAATACTGATTTGGCATATATAACTAATAAAATCCACACTTTGTATGGTAGAGGTTTAATCCGAAGTGTTGCTCCGCAAAATACTGAGCAGGATTATCATAGACCTGATTTTATAATTACTATTCTTGATTTGCCATAAACCTAGCATAAACTATACATTTTTTACAAATTTAATTTATAATAAAAAGTTTATTATAACATTATATTATATATATTGTATTATGTCAGCAAGAAAGACTGAAATAAAGTATTTAAAACTACCAGAAAATTATGTAAATAGGGCAAAACCTAGATCACCACAAGAACCATCTGCCAAATATAATATAGAATATCCTGAAGCAGTAGATTATATTAAAACTATTATGAGATATTTTGTTGAACAAAGAGAAGGTAAAAATAGAGACAGAATTATGGAAAATATTGGAATAAATAACTTTAAAAAGGCTTTACTAGCTGACCAATTTTTTGTAATAGATTATCATTTTTTAATGATGAAATTTAGATTAAATGTAGGAGGTTCGCCAACAAAAGAATTAAAAATTAACGCCCTTATTAACAATGTTTTATTGCCTTCGTATAAAGCAGTGCGATGTATTCAAAATACTTCAATAATAGCTACAAATGTATTATTAAATATTAGAACATTGCAAGGAGCTACTAATCATAAACCGGTAACGTCTGTATTAGATATTATAATAGATGAAGACTTAATAGAAACAATAGCTGATGAAGATGTAGAAGAAACATTTAATGAGCACTGGGAAACTGACGAGTCTGTAACAAAAATACCAGAAGATATTGCTATTACTCCGCTAATGGTTTTAGAATATTATGTAGATAAATTAAATAAATTATTAATCAAATTACAACACTATAAAATTAGTATAAACGAAACACTTATAAAATCAATAAATCAAGGAATAACTCCAGAAATAACTGAAGACACAAACCAAAAATTATATGGGTTGAAGTCTTTAAATAAACTCTTAAAAGAAATATATAATTATGATCCAAAATGGCTTGTTGTTGAAAAAAAAACGCGGTCTTTAACAAAAAAAAAATCTAAACGTATTTTTAAACGTGCAACTAAATCAATATAATGATATTTTTTATTTTATTATAAATTATTTTTGAATAAAATAAAAATTAAATTATGAATTAACCGCTACACATTAAGCAGTCTTTTTTTTCTTCTTCTTCCTCTTCATTAGTATCGCTTTTTTCCTTATCGCCTTTTCTATTAGGTTCAATTGTAAATTGTTGTGCTTGATGTCTTGCTTTTCTGCGTAAATAATATATTCCAGTTTTAAGACCTGCTTTCCAACTATAAAAATGCATATTTGTGAGTATTTTTGAATCAGGGTCTTCAATCCATAAATTCAAACTTTGCGACTGACAAATAAACGCACCTCTATCCCTAGACATATTAATAATTTCTTTCATAGGCATTTCCCATACTATTTTGTATTTTTCTTTTAAATGTGGTGATAAATTTTGAATGTGACCAATACTCCCTTTATTGGCAATAATGCTATTTTTCAATTCTTCATTCCATAATCCTAACTTCAATAACTCTTCTACTAAATATTTATTTACTAATACAAAATCACCTGCCAAAGTTTTTCTACTATAAATATTACTAGTTATTGGTTCGAAACATTCATTATTACCTAAAATTTGACTTGTGCTTGCTGTTGGCATAGGGGCAACTAACAAACTATTACGAATTCCATAAGTCATAATATTTTCTTTCAAAGTTGCCCAATCATAACGCCCAGGTGTAGGAGAAACATTCCATAAATCGAATTGAAGCTGTCCAAAACTTGCCGGCGAACCTTTAAAAGAACTATATGCTCCACAATAATTGATATCAAGATTTTCAATTTCAGCTTTAATTGGATTAACAGTTTTTAAAGCTGATTCAATAATTTTATCATTGCTAATTGACGCCAAAATTGAAGCATCTGTAACATTATAAATATTATATTCTCTACATTCGTCTTCGTCTGAAATAAAAGTCCAATTATTTAAATCATATTGCTCTTTCAAAAATTTCATTGTTTTAAAACGTTCTTTTGCCAATAACATACTTTTTTCAAGTGAAGCATAATATATTGTTTCAAATATTTTAATATTTATTTCTTTTGCTTCCTCAGAAATGAAAGGTAAGTCCATTTTAAAAAACACATCGGCTAATCCTTGAACTCCAATGCCAATTGGACGATGTTTAAAATTGGACCTTCTAGTTTTGGGAGTTGGATAATAATTAATATCAATTACATTATTTAAATTATTTGTGACTACTTGTGTTACTTGATATAATTTGTCGTAATCAAAAGTCTTATCTTCTTTAACAAACATTGCCAATCCTAATGATGCTAAATTACATACAGCTGTTTCTTTTGAATCAGAATATTCAATAATTTCCGTACATAAGTTTGAACTTTTAATAGTTCCAAGATTTTTTTGATTAGATTTATTATTGGCCGCGTCCTTATATAAAATATAAGGCGTTCCCGTTTCTACTTGCGAATCTAGAATTTTAATCCATAAATCTCGCGCATTTATTTGCTTATTAAATTTTCCCTCGCTTTCATATTTTAAATATAATTCTCTGTAAGCCTCGCTATGGCAATCACTTAGACCAGGGCATTTGTCAGGACAAAATAAACTCCAAATTTTATTACCCATAACTCGCTCCATAAAAAGGTCGCTAATCCACAACGCATAAAATAAATCTCGGCATTTGCTTTCTTCGTCTCCGTGATTTTTTTTTAAATCTAAGAAGTCCTCAATATCGGGATGATGTGGTTCAATATAAATAGCAAAACTTCCATTACGCTTACCTCCCTGATCAACATAGCGCGCTGTTTTATTAAATACACCCAACATCGGAATAAGTCCATTTGATGTTCCGTTTGTTCCTCTAATATAAGAACCGTTTGCACGAATGTTATGGGCATGTAGTCCAATTCCACCGGCCCACTTAGAAATTTGCGCGCACTCTTTTAGTGTATTAAAAATACCTTCAATTGAATCGTCTTCCATACCAAGCAAATAACAAGAACTTAATTGCGGTCGTGGAGTTCCTGCGTTAAATAGCGTGGGCGTGGCATGAATAAAATATTTTTGCGACATTAAGTCATATGTTTCTTTAACTTTATCCATATTAGAACCATGAATTGTAATCGCAACACGCATAAGTAAATGTTGAGGACGTTCAATAATTACTTTATTACAACGCATTAAGTATGCACGCTCTAATGTTTTAAACCCAAAATAATCAAAAAAATAATCTCGTTCATAATCAATCATAGCATTAATACTATCTTTATGTGTTTCTATAATTTCCATTATGGAAGTTTTAATTAATCTAAAACTATTATTATTGCTATCTCTGTAATCGTATAATTTTTTAGTAGTTTCGTAATAACAATTACTTGTATTTTTATGTAGATTAGACACAATAATAGCACTTGCTAATTTAGTGTAATCTGGATGAATTGACGACATTGAAGCACATTGTTCAGCAGTTAGTTCATCTATTTTAGTAGTTTGAATATTATCATATAATTGATCGATTACTTTTATTGCTAATTGGGCAAAAATAATATGCTGTAGGTTAAAGTGTTTCCCCAATGATTTTATGCGCTTTAAAATTTTATCAAAAGAGATTGCTTCTCTTTTTCCATTGCGCTTAAGTACATACATATCTAAATCATTAGATTTAACATTTCTCATAATTAATTTGTAACTAATTATATTTATAAATTAATTTTAAATTATAACAATATATTATTTATAGAGTTATTAAACATCCTGCTTTTGGAAAATCACTTTTTTCTTTAGTTTCTTCATATTTCATTTTTTGTTTTTTACTAATGCGCTCAAGATAAGTTCCTGATTCTTTTTCATCAATTAAATTACTCCAAAATATTTCAATAAGAGGTTGAACATTTTTAAACCATAATTTGTTTCTTAAAACTAATACACAACTGATGACTTCTAATTTCCAATAAATATTTCTTACATATGTTTTATTGTTATTATTATGGAGTTGTTTTTGAGTCCAAATATTATATTCTTTATTATCAATTTTGTTCATAGCAAATGGAGGATATTCATAATGAACGTCTCCATTTACGGTGCAAAATTGCATAATAAAACCACGATAATAATCAGAACTATCATCCAAATAATCTTCTTGTGTTAAATATTCTGTAAACTTGGTTTCTAAAAAGTCGCATTCGTTTAAATCACATACTTCCATTTGTAATTGCATTTGTATCCAATATTCCATTTTGGGAATACCGTCAATTTCTCGCGAAACTACATTTTTAATTTCAAGCATTCTACCGTAAAGCGGACTATTTTCATCACAAACAATACCGTCAGGAGATGCGGCAATATAACTATAATTACTATGTTTAACACAACCAAACTCTGATATTTGCGTATTATTAATAAACTCGTAATATAAAATAGAAACACGCTCATATTTTTGTCCATGATGCATAGGTGAATTTAAGTTATTATTTTTAAATTTATTTAAATCGAATGGTTCTGATTTTTCAATAATTAATTGTGATTGACTATAATCACTTATAAAAATTTTATATATGTTTGACGCAGTAAGTGCTGAATTTCTAAAAATATACCATGCCTCGCTTCTTTGTTCTGGTTGTGGAATAGTTTTTAAATATGCGAGCTGGGCTTTAATTTTAGTAAAAACAAAAGACTCTTTTACTAGTTTGACTTTTTTTATGTGTGTTTTTTTATATGATCTTTGTGGTATATAAAATTTAAATACTAGGTTTTGACACAACTTAATAGATAAACACAATAATTTATTTGCTTCATTATTACCAATACTGAATAGTTTACTTAACAAATTAGTTTCAATATACTGAACAACTAACATATCATAATGCGCCAAGTATATTTCTTCGTATAAATCATAATACATTAATTGTAATAACTCAGAATTAATGTAATCTAACATATAGTCAATTAGGCTTAATAAAAAGAGCGTATAATTGGTTTTTATTTCTTTGTTTGTAAAATCTAATAGTGATTCAATATTGAATTTATTAATTAAATAAGCAAAATATTTATTAAACTTATTCATGTTCATTATTTAATATTATTATTAACTTATTATTAAATAGTTTAATAATAATATATCAATTTTATAATAATTGATCTATTCAATACTTTATTGTCCAAGTATTTTTATTGTCCAAGTATTTTTATTGTCCAAGTATTTTTATTGTCCAAGTATTTTTATTGTCCAAGTATTTTTATTGTCCAAGTATTTTTATTGTTTTGGCTTTTGATTTATTTTCTTGTGGTAGGCATTTTACTGTTGAAATATGTTTTTCATCTTTTTTTAGAGCAAAAACTCTGTTAATAATATCAAAATGTAAATTTGGTATATCAGTAATAATTCCTTTATCTTTATCATAATGAACATCTTTTACCTTTGTTAGTGCTTTACGTTCCAAACATTTTAATAAATATTTTTGGCATTTATTTGCTTCGTCTTCGTTTAATGTAAATTTATTTTCTAACATTTCTACATGAGTTATTAATTTTTTTACTTTTTGTGTTTTATCTAATTTGCTCCAATTTTCTTTTTGATTTGCTGATGTTTCATCTTGTAAGTATTTTGATAAAGTATTATTATTAGTATTATTTACATCGGGAACAATTTCATGTCCGTTAAGCAACATTGTTTTATACGCAATGTTTTTTAATTCTTTACAATAATCAGTTTTTTCTTTTTTGCTTTTATCAGATAAATTGTTTTTTGAGTTAGATTTCCCTTGTATAATTTCGTCTAATGTGTTAGTTGTTTCGGGATTGTTGAAAGTATTATTAATTTCTTCTTTAATTTCATCTTTTACTGACGTCATTAATTCTTATATTATAACATAAAGTTATAATTTTATATAATAATCATATATTAATATATTAAAAATAAAATATAAAATAATACTAACATATAATTGGTTAATGAACAAAATAATTTTATGTAAATTGTATAAAAAATCTAATTATAAAGAAATAGAGAATGTTGAACAAGAGAGTCTTGAAGAAAATAAAATTATTACTAATAATGAATGTATAAGTGAAAAAAAATCATATATACAATTATTGGACAAAATTAAAACATCACTGGTTAATTCCGATGGAACTATTAAAGATATAAGTGCTACAATAATTCATATGTATGATAATTATGAAGAGCAATTATTAGGGTTACATAAATTACTTAATAATACTGTGTTTGATGAAAAAAAATATTTTGTTCAAGCATTAAAAAACAAACTGGACTCATATAAACAACAAGACAAAAAAAAAACATACGATGCTTATGACAATTTTATAACACTAGAAAATGTTATAGAAAAATTGGTTGCTTACAATATGCGATGTTATTATTGTAATAGCAAAACATTAATATTATTTAAAAATTTGAGAGCTAATTATCAATGGACTCTTGATAGATTAAATAATTACGATGAACATAGTAATGCTAATACAATAATATGTTGCTTAAAATGTAATTTACAAAGACGCAGGAAAAATAGTGAAAAATTCAAATTTACAAAACAATTAGAACATAACTTATTGCTTTTAAAAAAAATTGATTAATAAAAACTAAATATTATTACTATTTAAAAGTAATAACTGGTATTAATTAATGTCTAGTTTAACTGCTAAAAAATCAAAACAAATTAACAAAATTTTCGCAGTGTTAGAAAAAGCAACCATATCAAGTAGTGATTATATATCCTCGCACGAACCCTTTTTTATGAATGATAATTGTGCTATAAAGTTTTGCCAATATAATAATTTATTTGTTGATGCACAAATTCCAGAAGGACTAAATAGAAATATAAAAATGTTATATAAAATTTTAGGACATCAAAAAAGAGAAATTTATTATGGACCATGGACTATTATGAGTTTAAATGAAGCATTAGAACGTTATAAAGTAATTTGTGCTAAGGGACAAACTAATGTCTTTGATATTGGATATAAATATGAAGGTATGGGACATATTACTTTATTAAGTTGTGATTTGAGTAACCATCTATTATTTTATAGACTTGATGGCGGTTCTAATGACTATGATAGGCAATATAATTGTAATGAATTAATTAAGAATGGATCACAACCTTATAAAAAGTTTTACTTTAGTGAGTGGTTTTATAATGTATTATAAATTTAATATTATATTATATTATATGGCAAAAACCAGAAAAGTTGGACAACGAAGAAATTTAAGAAAAAAACTAAAATCTAGAAGGCAACTTAACGCAAAAGGTTATGAGCAAGCAGTTTCTGATTTGCTTTCTAAAAAGTTAAATGATGTCCATTTAAGAACATATGGTCAAGAATTTGTTGAACTTGGAAAACCAGGAGATCCATCACTTGTATCGCATATAACTCGGCATATACCTGCCAAAACTATATATATATATCGTTTGAGAGAAGCACTTGTACATAATAATAATATATTACGCCAACAACAGGATTTAATACATCAACTTGAAATGGCAGGCGTAGATGGTCCATCCACAGGAACACGTAGTAAGGGTAAAAAATATAACTATCGCGATCCAATGCTTAATGAATTACATTTAGAAGCGTATCATACTAAACGAACTATTACTACAATTCAACATATGTTATCACGCATAGAACAAGGCAATACAAATGTCCTGCCTCAAGGGTTTAAAAGTTATGAAGAATTTCGTTATGATAAAGAACAACCCGGGTGGAATATGGCAAGAATGACATACGCAGAAAAATATAGACCACCCGGATATCCAAATTGGAGATAATTAAATAATTTAATTATATATAAGTTTAGTTATTTTTTGTTTTTATCTTTATTTTCTATGTTTTCTTGATTTATTTGAATAAGAAACGTTCTCAAAGCAAATAAACTTGGACGTGATGAATATGCTAAAACAGTTTGTTTTGCTGTTTGAAGACGAGTAATACCATCAACTACTTCACTTTGCTTTGCGTTGACTTTTCTGTATTGGCGTTTAAGACTTTCTATGTCTTCAACCGTTAATACATCATGAAGATTTGTGCTTGTTAAAATTCTTTCTATATTAGTTTGCTCATCATTAGCAATCTTTGAAATTTCTTTTTCTTCTAATATTTTTCTTACTAAATCCCGTGTTATTTTAGTTAGTTCTTGTATTCTTGTGTATCGTGGATCGGGTGGAGATGATTGCTTAGCTAATTCGAATGATGAATTTATATAAATGATAAATTATAATAAATGCTCCAACAAATCCCAAAGAAACATATGTTTCTTTACTTAGTTTTTGTTGCAATCCAAAATAGGCTAATGCTAGAAATCCCGGAATAAATAATATATAATGAGCAATATAAAGTATATTTCTCATATTTGTAAAATCAAAACTAGGAAATGGAACAAATAATACTATTACTAAACCCAATAGTCCTAATAAATAATATATTTGTCTTGCTGACTTATCTTGAAAATAACCAATATAAACCAAAGACGCACCTATAACTAAAATATGTAAAAGATTCACGTACTTCATTGGCAGATTTAGTATTCCCATTTTATATTTTATATAAAAACTATATTATTTTTTTAGAGATCCTATATAATATTTTGGTAAAATAGTTTTTTTTACATAACTTGGATGGCCGTTGGCTATAAAAAGTTGTGTGGCGTCTTTTCCAACAGCTTGCATAATAATCTCTCCTCCGGGATGTTTTGGAATCCATGAACTAATATTATAAACCTTATTTTCAATTATTGTCCAAGCATCCTTTTTTGTATTATGTTTTTGTACTTCTCCCAATGTAAAGATTTTTTTATTGCGCCTACTAAATTTTTTACCGCCCAATTTGCGTGTATGTTTTAAAGTGTTTATGTTCATAGGTCTCAATAAAATAGTATCTAATTTGGAAATACAATTTTCAGATGTCATTAATGCTCCTTCACACCATGCCTGATACTTTGAATAATTCTCTCCAACAATAAAAACATTTGGCAAAGGATTTAATAATTTTGAACTTAAATAATCAGAATCTACATTTTTTTTCCAACACGCCACACCTGCATCCCAAAAATACATTTTTATGTATTTGCTGGGCGGAATTGTTATGTTATAAATACTAAACAGTTGATTTAGTTTTATATTTAGTATGTTTTTAACATAATTAATTCCTTTTTTTACACGCAACAAGTTCCAAAATCGCGCATTAGCACAATCACTATAACTACTCATTATTAGTCCATTATTTGGATTAATAGGAATTACAAATTGAACCTGACTATTTGTAATAGTTTTTTCAATATTTTTGAACCAAATTTCTCCATTTGTTTTATTATAAATTTCAAATATTCTTANTAAATTTATAGAATTNATTGAATTTAAATCTCTCAAAAAAGGTTTAAATAANTCTAATTTTTCCAAACTTTGTTTNGGTAGAGCACATATTACATATTTAGAATAAACATTATAAACTTTTGATTTGTTATAATNATTTACTACTATTTTAAATAAATTANTATTTTTTTTAATTATATTTTCAACACTTGAGAGATTCAATAACTTTATATTTTTTGATTTATAAGATTTTGTTTTTTTTATAACAACCAACATATTCTCTATTATTTGCTCTAGTCCTCCAACTAGTGTAAAAAACTTTGACTCATGATTATAATCATGTTTAAAATATTCAATAGCATCATAAGCATTAAATTCGTTTAAATCTGAAGAATATTCAAATACAGATTCTACTTTCTGAAAAAATGAAAGTGACATATATTTTTTTATTAATTCACTTACATAAAATTTTTGAAGCATTGACTTGCCTAATTTGGAAATTAACGGACTTAAGAAAAACTTTGTTAATTTGGTCATAATGCTATCTTTGAAGTGTGTTTTGTCACGAGCACTATTATTTTCTGACACTTCTATATATGTTTTAGTATTGGGTATGTCAATAATTTTAGGTTTTAGACCAAGTTCATTTATCAAATTATTTATAAGTTTATGATGATGACCTAGTCGTCCAGCACCTAAATCCATAATATATTCTTCGCCGTCTATAGTTTCTTTATAAGAATATATTCGCCCACCATAACGCTGTCCTGATTCTAATAATAGAATTTTTAGTTGTGGATATTTGCTTGACAATTTATATAAAGTATAAATACCTGAAATGCCTCCACCTACTATTACTAAATCATAATTGTTAGTATTATACTTTTTTTTATTTTTTTGTGTATTACGCATGTATCTATATTATTATGTTATAGCAATATAATAATATAAAATAGTTTATAAAAATAGTTAGCATTCTCTCGTTTTCTAATTAGTCAAATTACTAATAATTCTCATAGAATTAGTAACGCGTTCTTGTGCTGTATCTAACGCAGCACTTGCTTCATCTTCGGCTCTAAGTAATCTAATATAAGTTGGCGAATTTACACCTCTTAGTCTTCGATTTCTATTAGATCGTTCATAGTTATTTGTGCGCGACCGGGCATTAGTTAATGCTCGTGTTGCTAAGCGAAGTTCTTCTAATGCCTGATCTCTACTAATTACTCCTTGTTCATGGGTAATATTTGCATTATTGCGTATAATACTCCTACATAATGGACAAGTAGCTTTATTACTACGTAAACTACGATGTATACATTCAGTATGAAATCTATGTCCGCATTCTAAAGGTGTAACATTAGTATTTAGCATCATTTTATCAAGACATATTGCACATTCATTTTCTTTTTCTTTGTTATTTATTATAATTTTTATGCGTGCTCTAAATTTCCGAGCAACTTCTTTTCTTTTATTACGTTGTGTTGAAATGTTTCTAAATTTTGCAACTTCTTCTTCATGTCTTCTAGAGCGTTCTTTTTCATAATTTTTATTTTTTATTGATCTAACTTTGTTTTCAATTCTTTTCAACGCATACATTTCTTTTTGTTTTTTCTTAGTTTGATTACTTCTAAACTTTTTTTGAATTCGCGTAGCTGCGGATTTTTTTCTTGATGATGAACTACGTGTTGGTGAAGGCATATTATTATATAATAATATGATAATATAATAATATAATAACATAATAAAATAATATTTTATTATATTATAAAAATAGTATGAATTCTAGCAAATCAAATTTATCAACTAAAAATAGAAAACCAATTTTTAAAAACAATAATTTAATGCAATTATTTAAGTTAATAAGTGAAAAAAAAGGATTTTTTGCGCTAATTTTAGCAACTTTACTATCCCAACTTTATATTACTTATTATGTAAGTGAAAATGTTAAAATAGAGGAAGAAGACGGTAAAAAAAAATTTAATAGCAAACTTATTGGGGCCTATATTGTAGTAATTGTAGTAATTTTAATTTTGGCATTTATTACTATGCCTCCGTGGTTAAAATTTATATTATTTTCTATTTTTTCAGGCGCTTTTGGTGTAATTTTAGGATATAGAAAATCAGGAGTAGATCCCGGTATTGTCAAAAGTGCTTTAGTCGGAACGGCTAGTATTTTTGTTACTATGTTTGCGTTTGGAGTGGCATTAATTGCCAGTGGTATTAAATTAGGTTTGCAATTTGGTTTAGGTTTGTTTTTTGCTTTAGTGTTATTATTTATTATTAGCATCGTGAATTTTTTTATTGTTGAATCTTCGTTTTTAACAAAAATAATAGTTATTGGTTCATTAGTACTATTTTCAATATATATTGTGTATGATACTAATAGTATATTACAACGTAATTATAATGGAGACTTTATAACAGCATCCTTAGATTACTATTTAGACATAATCAATATTTTTAGCGGATTATTAACAGGACTGGAGTTTGATGATTAATAAATTAGATTTTACTAATAACTATAATAATTTAAAAAAACATTTAATTTAGGAAAAATAATTATATATATATATAAAATGATTAAGCTGCGAGAGAAAATGTTTGGAACGGGAAAGTTAAAGAGGCCTGAGCGCATATTCACTGATGCCGATAAAGTAGATGAATACATTAAACAACCTGATACTTTAATCTCGCTACATGAAGATACCAAGCGCCCTCTTGACCCCTATATAGCGAATACACTCCCTCAACCGATGGTCGGGATTTCAGGGTATAGGCCACGCGGAGCCGCGATATCCTCCGGCATGACCGAACCGATATCTATTGACCCCATTATAGACAATATACCGACGGTCAGTGCTTCACTAGTGTATAGGCCAAGAGGAGCCGCGAAATCCTCCAACGTGGTCCAACCCGGCGCCGGCGGTGGCAGAAGACAATCTAGAAGACAATCTAGAAGACAATCTAGAAGACAATCTAGAAGACAATCTAGAAGACAATCTAGAAGACAATCTAGAAGACAATTAAGAAGATCCAAGAGACCCAAAAGAAAAACAAGAAGACATTAATAAAAAAGACATCTTGTAAATGATAATAATTATATAATATTTAAATAATTATTATTATTGTAATTATGAATAGGATTAAGGTATAGGAATGAACTTCCAACCCAAATCCTGACAAATTTTTTTCCATATTTGGTCTTGTTCAATGCGTTTTTCACGGTCTTTTAACATAGGAAAATATGGTAAAAAATTACGTTCATTTAGCAATTCACATAATTTATATAATGTATAATAATAGTTTAAAAAATTAACCCTATCTTTAGGACAATATTTGGAATAAGGTTTTTGTAATTCCATAAATAAATTACATAATGTTTCTTCAAGTTCAGCACTCATTATTGGAGGTCTTATGCCTAATTTATCTTTAATAAATGGTATATGTTCATAATATTTATTGTAACCTAAGTTTTTCAATATTTCTTTAGTTTTCTTATTTGTTAATTCATTAAGACTTATGCGTTCTTTTTTTATTTGATTTTTAATATTTTCAAACACCTCGTCGGGTATATTTGTGCTTTCTTTTGCTTGAAATTGTGCTAATATTTCTTTCAAATGATTTATTCTTTTATACGCATAAAAGCAAACCTCTTTCGGTGGTTCTTTATAAGAGGGTTTATCTATTTCAATTAAATATTTAATACTATTGGAACAATTACTACATATAGACATCCCCTCGCTTTCTACATAAACCATTTCCCCTTTTTTACATAAATTACATATATCTGATGGGTAAATAAATTTATCATAATTTAAGTATTTAGAATCAATATTATTAAAGTATTTATCTATTGAATTATTATTGTTTGTTTTAATATAATTTTCATCTGTTATTTTAGCATTATTTGTTTCAAAATTTATAGTATTATTTGATTCGTGTGAAATATTTAATGAAAAAAATTGTTTTACTATATTATTTTTATCAGAATCCTCAAATGTATCATTAGTAGATATATTCTTTTTATTTTCAAAATAATCAAATATATATTTAGAATTATTTAAATAATAATTCTTTTCTTTATTTTTTAGTGATTTTATTAGATTTTTATATTTATTAATATTTTCTAATATTTCTAATTTATTTTTTGATTTATTTAACAATAATTCAAGTTTATCAATTTGTTTTAAGTATTTAGGAATAACTACCTCATCATTATGTTTGAAAGATTTTATTATTTCATTATGCTTACTATCTAGCGTAGTTTTAATAGCATTAAATTTTTTCATTTAGTAGAGATTATATTTTTAGAGGAGTAAAAATTTATATATTAATATATTTAATTAATTTAATTAAATTAATTTATAAAAAATTATTTTCTTTAGGAATATTATAAAAAAATGGCTGGTGGATTAATGCAATTAGTTGCCTATGGCGCTCAAGATGTTTATTTAACGGGTAATCCTCAAATTACCTTTTGGAAAGTAACTTACCGTAGACATACCAACTTTGCTATGGAATCAATTGAACAAACATTCAACGGTCAAGCAGATTTCGGTCGCAGAGTTACATGCACTATTTCGCGCAATGGTGATTTAGCTTACCGCACTTACTTACAGATTACTCTTCCTGAAATCGGTCAAGGTTTAAATACCACAGGAACTACAGATGTATATGCCAGATGGTTAGATTTCCCAGGCGAACAATTAATTTCACAGGTTGAAGTTGAAATTGGTGGCCAACGAATTGATCGTCAATATGGTGATTGGATGCATATATGGTGCCAACTAACTCTATCAAAAGAACAAGAACGTGGATACTACAAAATGATTGGTAACACTACCCAATTAACCTACATTTGCGACCCAGACTTTGCCGAAGTTGATGGTCCTTGCTCGGCCGATGGTATTCGTCAAGTTTGTGCTCCACGCAGAGCTCTTCCCGAAACAACCTTATATGTTCCACTACAGTTCTGGTTTTGCCGCAATCCTGGTTTAGCACTACCTTTAATTGCTTTACAATACCACGAAGTAAAAATCAATTTAGATATTCGCAACATCGAAGAGTGCTTATGGGCCGTAGATAAACTTGACGGAACTGGTGAAAAAATTAATAACGCATACAAACAATCGCTAGCTGCCGCGTCTTTATTTGTTGATTACATTTTCTTAGACACCGATGAACGTAGACGCATGGCCCAAAACCCACACGAATATTTGATTGAACAATTACAGTTCACTGGTGATGAATCGGTTGGTTCATCGTCAAATAAAATTAAATTGAATTTAAATCATCCTTGCAAAGAGTTAATCTGGGTTGTTCAACCAGATGCAAATGTTGATTATTGTTCGTCAGTAGCCAAATCTACTGATTTAAATAGATTGTTAGGTGCTCAACCCTTCAACTACACAGATGCGTTCGATGCCTTACCAAATGCTGTTCATGCGTTCGGTGGAAAAAATGCGATATCTACATCAGGTGGCACTACTAGCAACGCTTTCATCAATGCTAGTGGAATGTTCCAAGACCCCTTCGCCAATGATGTTGCCACTTCTGGAACAGCTGCGAGCGCATGGGGTGGTACCAATAACAGCTCAGACTCGGGCGTTTCGGACGCGGGAACCTTCGTTTTAGCTGAAACTGCGTTAGACATGCATTGCTGGGGTGAAAATCCAGTTGTTGTTGCCAAATTACAATTAAATGGCCAAGACAGATTCTCGGAACGTGAAGGCACATACTTCGACTTGGTTCAACCTTTCCAGCACCACACTCGTGCGCCAGATACCGGTATTAATGTTTATTCGTTTGCCCTAAGACCAGAGGAGCATCAACCATCAGGAACATGCAATTTCTCGCGAATTGATAATGCCACATTACAGTTAGTCTTATCAAATGCCACTGTTTCGGGTGTAAGCACTGCTAAAGTTCGCGTGTATGCTGTTAACTACAATGTTCTCCGTATTATGTCGGGTATGGGTGGTCTAGCTTACTCGAATTAAATATTTTTCAAAATTATTAATAATTTTCAATTAAAGTTTTTATTTTATTTTATTAAAACAAAACTTTAATATATTATATAATGTATTTTAAATAATATATTATATAATATATTAGCACTATGAAAACGTCATTGGTAATAAATAGTTTTTATATTACATATATTTTTTTAATTACCACCTCTGTAATCACATTTATTGAAGCATTAAGAAGTCCTATTCCACAAGTTCGTCATATTTTAAATTTAGAAACCTGTATTTCGGTTATTGCTAGTTACTTTTACGGATTATTTATAGTCGAAATAAATAAATCACAAAATGAAAAAGATGAAAAAAATGAAAAAAATGAAAAAGATGAAAAAAATGAAAAA